GGTGACGTATGCGCGCCGGATTGATGCGGCGCTTGCGACTGGTGAGGGTCAGGAGGTGACGAAGGCGTTGTATCTCGGGCCGCATTTGTTGAATACGTTGCGCGAGCTTGGTTTGACTCCTGGTGCTCGTAAGGATCTGGACATTGAGGGTGAGGTCAGTGGCAAGCTCGGTGATCTCCGCAAGCGGGCGTCCCTCACGTCGATCTCGGGTGGCAAAGCCGCTTCTGGGAAGTGAGACGCCTCGCGTTTTCACGCCACCGCTTCGCCGGTTGACGCGTAAGACGTCGCTTGGTTTCGACTTCTGCGATTTCGCGACTGATGTCCTTGGTCTTGAGTTGATTCCGTGGCAGCGGTGGTTGGCGATTCATTTGCTGGAACTGCGGCCTGAGGGTGGGTTGCGTTTCCGTACGGTGATCATTCTTGTTGCGCGGCAGAACGGGAAGTCGACGTTTCTGCAAATGTTGTCGCTGTTCTTCATGTACGTGCTCGGCGTGAAGCTGGTGTTGGGTACGGCGCAGGACTTGGATGTCGCTGAAGAGGTGTGGCAGGGCGCTGTCGATATTGCTGAGGGCTGCCAGGAGTTGGCTGGCGAGGTCAAGAGGGTGTCGCAGACCAACGGTAAGCGGTTCCTTGAGTTGCATGGCGGCGAAAAGTACAAGGTGAAAGCGGCGAACCGTTCCGCGGGCCGTGGCCTGTCCGGCGACTTGGTGTTGCTGGATGAGTTGCGTGAGCAGCGGAACTGGTTGGCGTGGGCGGCGGTAACGAAGACGACGATGGCGCGGGAGTTCGCGTTGATCGTTGGCGCATCGAATGCTGGTGACGTGTCCAGTGTTGTGCTGGCTTTCTATCGGCGCATGGCGCACGCGTCGCTGGGTGATCCTGACGGCATCGTTGGTGACTCGGCGCTCGGGGATCTTCCCGAAGGTGTGGAGCGCGATGATTCGGTTGCGCTGTTCGAGTATTCGGCTCCTCCCGGGTGTGACAAGTACGACCGGGTGGCGTGGGCGCAGGCGAACCCTTCGATGGGTTACACGATCGCGGAACGCACGATCGCGACGGCAGCGCATGAACCTGATGAGGTGTTTCGCACCGAGGTGTTGTGCCAGTGGGTGGACAACATGCGGCCTGATTCTGAGGATGAACTGAATCCGACGACGTGGGCGTGGTGCGCTGACGATGAGGCGGCGCCGGTCGCTGAGGAGTATTTGGCGATCGATGTCGCTCCCGGTTTGGTGTCGGCGGCTATCGGTGTTGTGGGCACGTCGGTGGATGGCTACCCGGTGGGTGAGGTCATTGATCACGGGCGGGGCGTGGCGGTGTTGTTTGAGCGTCTGCCGAAGGTGTGCGCTGAGCTTGGTGTCTGGCAGGTGCATGTGGATCCGTCTGGCCCGGTTGGCGCGTTGATGACTGATTTGCGTGAGCTTGACCGCATCGAATGGGTCGAGCTGGACGGCAAGGATGTGCAGCGTTCCGGTACAGCACTTACTGGCGCGGTGACGTCGAAAGAGTTCCGGCATCGTGCTGATTCCGCGCTTGATGCCGCTGTCGCGGGTCTGGCTCATCGCAAGTCTGGGGACGGTTTGAAGTGGTCCCGTATTGATTCTTCGGTTGATATTTGCCCGTTCATGGCGATCAATTTCGCGTATTGGGTGTGGCTGAGTGCGGCTGACTATGACGTTGAAGATTCCATCTACTGAAAGGGCCGCGCGGTGACTGAACTCGTTACGACCCTGCTCGACGTGTTGGCGTGCCTGCTGTTCGCTGCTGGTGTCGTGTTCGTTGCTGTGGCGTTGGTGCCTGGCGTGCTCGGGCTTGGCATCGGGCTTTTGGTGGCGGCGTTGCCTCCGTTCGCGTTGTCGTTGTGGGCGGCACGGTGAGCCTGTTTCGGCGCAGGGAGCAACGCTCCATCTCGTATCAGGACGTGTTTGGCACGGGGGCACCCTTGGTGGGGTCTTCGGCGGAGTCGGCGTTGCGTTTGATTCCGCTGTTTGGTGCTCAGCGTCTGATCTCTGAACAGTTCGCGTCGACACCGATGCACGCGTATCGGGAGGACGGTGACGGTTCGCGTCAACGTTTGGCCTCGCAGCCTCCGTTGATTGTGAAGGCGTCACCCTCGCGGGCGCAGTACACGTGGAAGTTTCAATGCATTTCGTCGCTGTTGAGTTACGGCAATGCGTACGGGTTCATCACGGCTCGTGATGGTTTGACGCGCGCGACCTGCGTGGAGTGGCTGCCGCCGCATCAGGTGAGCGTCGATGAAACTGACCCGTTCTCGCCTACCTACTTTTGGCAGGGGCGTCGGGTTGCGAATGAGGACATCGTTCATATTCCGTGGTTCGTGCTACCGGGCAAGTGGGTGGGCTTGTCTCCGCTGGGTGCGTTCAAGGTGGCGTTCGAGACCGGTCAGGCCGCGTTGCAAACGTCGCATGACTGGTTCAAGAACGGTGCGATCCCGTCCGCGCATTTCAAGAACACCGCGAAGACGTTGACCGAGGATCAGTCGAAGAAGGTCAAAGACAAGTACAAGGCCGCTGTTGAAGGTCGCGACGTCCTGGTCACAGGGTCCGATTGGGACTTGAAAACGATCGGTGTCCCTGCTGATGAGGCGCGTTTCATTGAGCAGGCGAAACTGACGGCTACCCAGATTGCGGCGATTTACGGGATCTCGCCTGAGGAGATCGGCGGGGAACGCGGCTCGTCGATGACGTACAGCACCGTCGAGATGGATGACATCAAGTTGTCGTCACGCACGATGCGCCCGTGGTTCACCCGCGTTGAGGATCATCTGACCGAACTGTTGCCGCGCCCGCAGTATGTGAAGTTCAACGTGGACGCAACGCTTCGCACCGACCTCAAGACCCGCATGGAATCGCACGAGATCGGTTTGCGTACCGGCGTCCTCACCCTTGATGAGGCCCGCCGCATTGAGGACCGTAAGCCGCTCACAGACGAGCAGAAAGCCGACTGGTTAGCGACGTGGAAGAACCCGCTCGCACCACAAGCCCCCACCGGGGAGGTAAAGCAGTGATCGAACAGCGAAGCACCACCGGGACCGTGGAAGTGCGCGGCTCCCAGGAGCAGAAAACCATTGGCGGCTACGCGTTGAAGTTCAACACGCTGTCGCAAAACTTGGGCGGCTTCGTGGAGACCTGCGCCGTGGGCCTGGTCGACAAGTCGTTGGGTGACGGCGCGGACGTCCTGTGCCGATACCTTCACACCGACCAAAACTTGCTGGGCCGCGTCTCAGCGGGAACGCTGACGCTACGCACCGACGAGATCGGGCTCGACTACGAATGCCCGCTGCCGGACACCGACTACGCCAACAACTGTCTGGCGTTGGCGGCGCGCGGTGACCTGCGGCATTCCAGTTTCGCGTTCCGCACGATGGACGACGATTGGGATTTCACCGATCAAGGCTTCCCGCTGCGGACGCTGCTGTCCATTCAACTTGTCGACGTCGCACCGGTTGTTTCACCCGCATACCTGGACACGTCTAGTGGGCTGCGTTCCCTCGCGGAGAAGCGTTCCCTCGAACTCGACACTGTGCGTAAGGCAGCCGAAGCGAATGAGCTTGGTGAACTGCTGCGCGCAGATGCCCCTGTCGTCATCGACCTGGGCTCCACAGATTCCGATCAGCAACGGCAGGGCGACACCCACCGTGAGGATTCGGTGCTTTATCAGCGGCTCTTAATGCGCCGCTCAGTACGTCCCTGACGGCAGGGCGACACCCACCGTCAACCCGTTTCCCATCAACCCCACCGCATCCGTGTTGGGGTTATTCGTCATGCCTAGGAAGGGCTGATTGAAATGTCTTTGAAGTACATTCAGAAGTTGCAGGAGGAACGCGCTAACACGTGGGAGCACGCCAAGGCGCTCCTCGACGGCGCGTTCGATGAAGGCCGCGAACTCACCGCGGAAGAGAACGAGGCGTACCGGAAGATGACCGAGTCCCTCGACTCGCGTGATCAGATGATCAAGCAGTTGACGGCTGACGCGCAACGCGCAGCTGATGCTGAAGCAAGTGTGCGTGAATTCCTCGCGAAGCCTGAAGACCGCGACGCACCGTCGAAGGACGATGCGATGCGTTCATGGCTCAAGGGTGAAGGCTCCAAGAAGTTCGAAGCCCGATCCGAGCGGCCAATGGGCACAGAGGACTTCCGCGCTCTGTCGAAGTTGACTGCTGGTGCTGGCGCGAACACCGTCAAGACCAGTTTCTACGAGAAGCTGATGGCGCATCTCATTGAGGTATCGGGAATCCTGTCTGCTGGACCAACTGTGCTCAACACGACCAGTGGCGAGCAGATCCAGATCCCGAAGACGACCGCGCATTCCAGCGCGGCGCTCACTGCTGAAGCTGGAACGATCTCCGCGTCCGATCCGGCGTTCGGTCAGGTTCCGTTGGACGCATACAAGTACGCGCTGCTCCTGCAGGTGTCCAGCGAACTGATCACTGACACGTCAGTGGACCTCGAGGGTTACCTGTCGATGCAGGCTGGCCGCGCACTCGGTAACGCGTTCGGAACGCACGCCATTACTGGTACGGGTTCTTCGCAGCCGAACGGCGTCGTCACGGCGGCGACTCTCGGTGTCACAGGTAGCACAGCGGTTTCCGGTGTGTTCACGTTTGACAACCTGATCGACCTGTATCACTCGGTGATTGGTCCTTACCGGTCCTCACCGTCGTGTGTCTGGTTGATGCGTGATTCGACGGTCGCGACCGCGCGCAAGATCAAGGACACCACAGGTCAGTACCTGTGGCAGCCAGGTCTGGTTCCGGGAGCACCTGACTCGATTCTCGGTAAGCCGCTGCTGACCGATCCGAACGTGGCAGCGACAGGGCTTAGCGCCAAGTCGGTTCTGTTCGGTGACTTCTCGCAGTACTTCGTTCGCTTCGTCAACGGCATCCGCTTCGAGCGTTCCGATGACTACGCCTTCAACTCCGATCTCATCACCTACCGGGCGATCCTTCGCGCGGACAGTGACCTGATCGACACGACGGGCGCGATCAAGTACTTCGCTGGTGGCGCTTCCTAAGTCGTCATCTAGCTGGCAGGGGCTTTCGCGGTCCCTGCCAGCGAATGACCACTTAGTCCGTCTCAGAAAAGGGAGTCACCATGTTCGTTGAATTGAAGACGCAAATCTCAGGGACCCGCGACGGCGTTGATTGGCCTCCCGCTGGAACCGTTGTTGATCTACCGGAAGGCGCTGATCTTGTGGCCGCTGGCCTCGCAGTACCAGCCGACGAACCGGACGCGAAAGCGAAGGTGGAAGCAGCGGTCGTGTCCGAGCCTGTGGAAACGGCGTCGGTTGACACCGACGTTGAGACCGCTGTCGTGAAGCCGAAGCGGCGCCCGCGGGCATGATTGATCTGGGTGATGTCGCGACTCTGGCGGTCGCGGTCACGGATTCTGCGGGCGCACCAGCAGCCGCGACAACTGTCACCTGCACTGTCACCTTGCCGGATGCCACCACGGTCACGCCATCGGTGACGACCCCGGCGACGGGCAGCTACCAGGCGACGTACACACCGACCAAGGTCGGTTTCCACAAGGTGGCATGGGTAGCGACTGGTGCGAACGCTTCAGCGTTCGTTGACAACTTCATCGTTTCGGATGGGTCGGCGTTCGTTTCGCTGGCCGAAGCGAAACGGTTCCTCAACATCACAACGTCCACTGATGACGACGAGCTCCGCGATTTCGTGCGTGTTGCGACCGCGGCTGTGCGTGAAGTGACTGGGCTGCAACTAGAACCCGTCGAAATTACCGAACTGCACGACACCCGCGGCGGACAAGAGAGCATCGCGCTTCGTTCACCGCTGGCGCTGTCGATCACCGACGTGTCCGAATTCGGGGTCGCGCTGGATCCGGCGCAGTACCGGCTACGTGTCGGCGGCGAATGGGTGGACAAGGTGTCCGGGCGCAGTCCGGCAGCGTTCGTATCGGGTATCAACGCGGTCCAGGTCGAATACGTTGCTGGGCTTACCGGCGACAAGTTGGCGTTGGCTCAGCACGCGGTCAAGCAGATGGTGTCGCACCTGTGGCAAACCCAGCGCGGATCCAGAGGCGCTGGCCTTCCGCTTGCTGAAGGCCAATGGATGTCGGGCACGGGCTACTCGTTCCCGAACCGGGTCAAGGAGCTACTGGCACCGATCGCACAAGAAGGCTTCGCGTGATCATCTTCAAGATTCACGACGGGCTGCTGGCGACGCTTCGCGCCGAGTTCGCGGCGTTCACCGATTTCACCATCAACGTTGCCGACACCGTTCCGATCCGTAACGACCCGGCACCCTGCATCACAGTCGGCGGCACACTCGATGACGAACTAACCGGGCGCACAGAGTCTGACTGGCATTCGATGCCGTACTCCGAACGCGACGAAGCGGTGCAACTTGTTGTCTCCGTGCTCGTTCAGTCTGGTGACTCGACGTTCGCTGGCACACGGGCGCGCTGCGACCTGATCGTCGAAACAATCATGACCACGCTCACCGCCAACCCATCGGTCGGTGTTGACGCGCCAATGGACCCACAGTTCATGCGAGCCGACGTCGAACTGCGCCAGGGCGCATACGAGGAATCCGGGATTTGGGTCGAAGCGATCCTCACCGTCCATTTCAAAGCGATCACCGAATACATCTAGGAGCAGTCATGGCAAGAAGTAAGCCCGTCACATATCGCAACGTTTCCGACTCCGACAAGTCGGTGTACGTGCAGGGCCGCTACCAGCTGGTGAAAGTCGGTGAACAGATCGAGGCCGGTGACACCGGCACTTACTGGCAGACCGGTGAGCAGGGCGAGGAAGCGATCTGGGAAATCGTCGGAGTTGCTCCCTCATCGTCGTCGCCGGACGCCGCGGGTGACGTGAAAACCCAGTCAGTAACCAACGAATCGAAGGAGAGCTAGTCATGGCTATTGGATCAGGGATGGCAGGCTCCCTCGGAGTTGCTGCCGAAACCGTTTACGGGACGCGGGTCGCGCCTAACCGTTTCGTGAAGATGCGCTCGGCGTCGCATAACTTCTTGCCGAACCGTGTGCAAGGTGAAGGCATCCTGACTGGATCGTTCGGACCGGTCGCGTCGCACTATGTGCAGACGTACCAAGGCGCAAACGGCACCTACGCAATTGATGTCCCATACCGGCGCATGGGTGTCCTGCTGAACACGTTGATGGGTGGCAGCGTTTCACCTACGCAGCAGGCCGCGACGGCTGCATATTTGCAGACCCACACTTTGGCCGATACATATGGCAAGAGTTTCACCGGCCAGGTGGGTGTCCCGCAACGTGATGGCACCGTCAAGGTCCACGAGATCGTCGGCGGCAAAATCACGTCAGCAGAGTTCTCCTGCGAGGTCGGCGGACACCTGCAAGCGAACCTCCAGGTCGACGCGCAGAAGTTTGACGACACCCAAACCCTGGCGACCGTCTCACATGATGCTGGCGTGAAGCCGTTCCACGGCGGGCAGATGGTGTTCAAGGCTGGCACGTACTCGTCTGAGGCAGCGATCAAGATTCGCTCAATGTCAGCGACCATCGAACGTCCGCACGACACCGAGGATTACGTCTCGTCAAACAGCGGGTTGAAGTCTGAACCAGTGCTGAATGGTCCGGCGAACATTTCCGGCTCAGTCACAGTCGACTGGACGACCGCTTCTGGTAAAGCGATCCAAGACTTCTTCATTGCGATGACGAACAACTCGGTCATCTTCGAATGGATCGACCCGGTGGCTATCGCGTCGACGTATTTCCCGACGTTCGCGATCGACATTCCGAACGTGACGTGGGAAGGCGACATCCAAGGCGTCGACGGTCCTGGCGAGCTTCAGTCCACGTTCAACTGGACGTGGCGCGACAACGAGTCCGGGAACCTTCCAAAGATTCGTTACATGAGCACCGACACCACCCTGTAAAGCGTCGCGGCGTGGCAGGGTCGCCTCCCTTCCCAGCCACGCCGCGACAACTGCAAAAGGGAGGACACCATGACAAGCGTTCGTACACGCGGTGAATCCATCGCAGTCACGGTCGATGCTTCGCACCTTGATCGGAAGATGACGGAGCTAAAGAACAAGCTCCCAGACGAGTTGCGTAAGCAACTCCGCAAGGAACTGTCGGCGGCTGTCAAGCCGCTAGTGCAGGCGCAGCGCTCAAAGGTGAAAGGGCTGAGCACGTCCGGTAGCGGCGGCGGAGGTCGCGCGTCCCGTTACAACGCTGGCCGCGGCTCGGGGCCGTTGACCTTGAAGGCACACACGTCGTTGATGCGCCGATCCGGTTTGCGTGAATCGGTGGCGCGCACAGTGCGGGTGGTGAACCGGACCCGCGGCAGTGGAAACCAGTTGACGGTGAAGTCCGAAGGTTCGCGAATGCCAGCCGACCAGGCTGCGCTACCTGTCGCCATGAACAAGGGCAAGTGGCGGCATCCAGTGTTCGGTAACCGAAAGAACTGGGCCGAGCAGACGGTGCCACCTGGCTGGTTCGACAAGCCGATCACTGAACACCGCGAACGCATCTTCACACAGGTCGAAGGAGCAATCGACAAAGCGTTACGCAACATCTGACAGAAGCGCTACCAAGGGAGACACAGAATGTTCGACGTCACAATCAAGCTCAAGTACCCGGATGACGATGGCGGCATGACTGAGCGGGATTTGGATCTGCGCCGAATGTCGATTCGTGAGACCGATGAACTGAAGGCGATCACCGGCTACCTGCCGCTGGAGTGGTTGCACCTTGTCGAGGCGGGTGATGGTCGAGCACGCGGCTATGCCTGGTATTTGGCCTGCCAGCGTGCGGGCGACGACATCGAATGGCTGACCGTGCTGGACGAGTTCAACATGTTCGACCTGGAAAACGAACTCATCGGCGACGAACCCGAAGCAGAACCCGTGGTGAACGAGGCGGACCCTACTGGGTCCACGAGCAGCGAGAGTCCGACCTAGAGGACTGGCTGCCGTGGCTGACGCACTACTTCGGGACACCGCTCGACCCTGACCTGTTCCGGGATCGCATCTCGTACCGGGAACTGATGCGTCTGAAATCTGTCGCGAGAGTTCTCGCTGAACGCGATCACCTAGTACTGAAACTGACCTAGTGAAAGGGAGTGATGGCTCGTGGCTTCGAAGCAACTCGTGCTCGACATCATCGCTCGAGATAAGACGAAAGCCGGTTTCACCTCTGCGGCCAAAGGTGCCGGTGGCCTACGCAAAGCGGTAGGAGGAATCGCTTCCGGGATCGGTGCCATTGGTCTGACCGCGTTCGCAAAGGACTCCGTCAACACGTTCCAATCCGTGACGAAGGAATCACTCGCACTAAATAGGGCTGTGGGTGGAACCGTTGAGCAGTCCTCGCGGCTGCGGTTCGCCGCAAAAATGACAGGCCAAGACCTTGAAACGTTCACGAAAGGCATGGGCCTGCTCGACAAGAACCTTGTGCGGGCAGCGCAAACCGGTAAAGGCCCTGTATTCGACACGATGACCAAGATGGGTGTCGCCTTCACCGATGCGCAGGGCAAGGTCAAGCCACTCACGGACACGCTGCCTGAAATGGCTGAGGTCTTCAAGAACATGCCGAACGGGCCAGAAAAGACCGCGATGGCCCTGCAACTGTTTGGCCGTTCAGGCGCATCACTGTTGCCGTTCCTGCAGCGCGGCAAAGCTGGCATCCAAGAACTGATGTCTCAGACCGACCAGTACAACCAAGTTATCGGCCAGGAACAGGTCGACGCGTTCTCGAAAAACATTCTCGCTCAACGCGAGTTTGACGCCTCCATGGTTGGCATCAAGATGACGCTTGGTGAAGATCTTCTCCCTGCGATTACACCGGTCGTCAAGACACTAGGTGACCTGGCAGGGCACTTCTCCGACATGCCACAGTGGCTGCAAACGTCGACGGTCGCTGTTGGTGCCGGGGCTTTGGCGTGGAACTTCTTTGGCGGTGCGGTTGGTGGCATCGGGAAGGGACTTCGTGGCGCGGCACGCATGATCGGTTTGACGACGGCGGCGACCATTGCTGACACGGCGGCGACGGATGCGAACACGGCGGCTCACGGGGCGAACGCGGCAGCGACCGGCGGCAAGGCCGGTAAAGCCGGAATGTTCGCGGGCTTGGCGAATGGCGCGAAGCTAGTAACGGGCGTGACCACGGCGATCCTCGCTGGTGGCTACGCGTACCACGAGTGGATTCAGGGAGCGCAGCGCGCGACCGAGGGCGCTGACGAACTGACGACGGCTGCCCAGGCATCCGGTGGCGCACTCACCGCGCAATCGCGTGCTGCCGCAGATGCGTGGCTCCAGACAAACAACCTGTCAAACACCTACAAGGGTTTGGGTGTCTCTGCCGACACCATGCGCTCAGCAGTACTCGGCAACAAGTCCGCGATGGATCAGGTCAACACGGCCATCGGGAAGCAGGCGTCAGCACAGCAGCAGTTCACCTCAACGGGTGCTGGCGCAACATCGATGATGACAGCCCAGGGCAACACGCTCAGTGTGCTCACAGACAAGATCAATGGCGCGTACGAATCCACCAAGCCATTCGCCGAAGCGCAAGAGAAGCTACGCCAGGAACAGCAGCGCCTCGCCGAGGTCGACCTTGCGGCGAAGCTGCAACAGGCAAGCGACGGGTTCGCGCTTGGGTCAACGAAGGCTCAGTCCTACGCTCGCCAAGTCGCCGAAGTTGGGCGCGCCGCAGGAAAGTCAGACGAAGAGATCTCCCAGATGCTCGCGGGTGTGGGCGCATCCCCTAAACAGATCAAAATTGCGCTATCTGCCGACCCCACAAAGATTCAGGCAGATATTGCTGCGGCTAGTAAGTCGCTCAATTCGCTCAAGCAATACAAGAAGCCAGAAGTAAGGGCAGAGGTCGCCTCCCTCGCAGGCCAGCTTGAGGGCGCACAGAACAAGTTGGATTCATTGCGTCAGTCGAAGAAGCCCAACGTTGACGCGATCAACAAGGTCGCCGCGAAGGTGCGGACGATTCAGGCGCAGATCGACTCCGTGAAGCAACGAAACGTCCCGAAGGTCGGTGTCAGCACATCAGACGCGCGTGACAGGCTCGGCAACCTCATCACGTTGTTGAGCAGGATCACAGACAAAACGATCACGGTGACGGCTGTCAGTTCCGGCGTCAGCGGCAGCCTCCCGCGCGCGGTCGGTGGCGATGCTTCCGGCTGGGCGATCGTTGGCGAACGTGGACCTGAACGCGTGTGGCTGCCTACTGGTTCCCATGTTGATACGGCAGCGGAGACGCGTTCGCAGAACTTCGCGAAGGGTAAGAAGTCGCAGTTGTCCGCGAAGCAGAAGGCGTGGAAGAAGAAGCAACTCGCGTCGCTGCGGAAGAAGACTGGCGGCAAGTGGGAGTCATCGAACACGGCGTCGCTGCGTGAAGCCTTGGCAGGCGCACGCGAGTCCGCGTCGAGTTCGTTCCTCGGACAAGCCGGTTTGATTTCCGGCTACGACCCGAGCGCGCTCACTGACGCGCAGGCCGAAGCACAAGCCGCGCAAGAAGACATCAACTCGTCGGCGGTTGGTTCGTCGGCGCGCCAGTCCGGGATGGCCCGACTGAAAGCGGCACGCCAAAAGATCGCGGACGCTCCCACGAGCGTGATGGATTGGGTACGCAAGCGTGTCGCGAAGATGGGCCGCTGGACAGCGGCGCTCGGACGCTTGTCGAAAGTGTGGGGCGGCACACCAGGCGGCCAACAACTGTTGCGTGAGATTTGGGAGAAGGGTCCAGACGGTGGGCTTGAGCTTGCCGACGAACTTGAGAAGGCTCCGGGCTCCGTACAGGAACTGCTCAACGGCGCGAATCAGGCCGCTGCGTATGCGGGGGTCGCAGCCGAATACAACCCGGACGTGATGAACGCCGGTGCTGCGTACAACGCTGGCGCTGCTGGCGACCGTCAACTCGTCCTGACGTCGATCGTTCAGGTCGAAGGAATCCAAGTCGTGAAAGCAATCCAAAAGTTCAAGCAGTCCCAAGGCGGACGCGAACTGGGCATCGCATGACCTACATCGCGAAAGTCGGCTCACCGGTTGTCAAGGTCGAAATCGCTCCGACCGCGGGAAAACTGACGGCGGCACCAGTGTGGGTCGACGTCACAGAAAGCGTCCGAATGGACGTCGGCGTCACCTGCAGCCGTGGCCGCAACGACTACCGCTCGCAGGCGCAGGTCGGGCGTGCGTCTTTGACGTTCAAGAACCCTGACGGCGACTTCACCCCGGGCAACGTGAACGGCCAATGGCATCCGCTGCGGTTAGGTGTACCGATCCGCATCTGGTTCGCACCAACCAGCGGCGGCGGCGGCGGCGGCGGCGGCGGCGGCGAACTGTACAACGACTCTGACCTGTACGACGACGGTGACCTGTACGACTCCGGCGGCGGCTACGACGCTGGCCTACAAATGCTGTGGTCCGGTTTCATCGACTCGTACAAGGTTGATCCGGCGAACGCTGCCAGTGTGCAGGTCACAGCGAACGATCGCCTGTCGGTGATGCAGCAAGTAAAACTGCGGCACTGGGAAACGCACGAGCATCTCGCGACGTCACCGACTGCGCTGTTCCCTCTCACCGAAGCCGCTGGCGCTTCCTCGGTTGGTGAAGTCGCGGCCGGTGCATCGTTCACTTTGACACCGACACAGATCGGGTCCGGCGGATCGGTGGATACCGGAGTCGGAGCACTACCCGTCGATGACGGCACCGTTGTTGGCTTCTCCCCAGCGGACATCAACAACGGCTGGTGCTACACCGGAACCCAACCCAACTATGTGCCGAACCCGACGACCGCACTCGGGCTGACCGGCGGCTACGCGATCTCGTGTTTTATGAACACGTTTGAGGCTCCGGCTGGTTCGACGTGCCTGTTCAGGATCGGTTCGGTCGATGGCTGGAGTTTCGAACTGCGACTGACTGCTACTGGTGTGCTGCGTGCGGAAGCCAGGACACCGAGCGCAGCTTTCCTCTCGGCGGACGCTGTGACACCTTTGACCACCGGCGAATGGTTCCAAGTCGGTGCAACGTTGACTCGTGCCCCATCGCGCCAGTGGCGAATCTTGACGTATGTCAACGGCACGCAGTCTGGGACGGGCGCGCAGTCGTTCTTAGAGACCCCGCCGCGACCGTTCCCTGCGCTTGGTGTGACGTTCGGCATCGGCGGCGCTACCGCCGCGATGTACTCGGGCCAGGTGTCGCACTGCGCCGCGTGGGAAACCCCGTCCAGTTTCACCGCCCGAATGTCGGCAGCGTATGCCGCGATGGTCGGTGCAGCGAACGAGACAAGCACCGACCGGTTCCTGCGCGTGTGCCGGTACGCGGGTCTTGAAGGCGTGGTCAGCGGGACCGGACTGTCCACCGTGGGCCGCCAACAGTTGAACGGGCAAACCGTCCTTGACGCTTTGGAGACGGTCGCGAAAGCTGAACTGTCGGCGGTCGACGTTGACGGCTCCGGTATTCCGCACATGGCTCCGCGCAATGTGCGTTACAACGCACCTGTCGCGCTCACGTTGACCGCGAAAGACGTGAACCTTGGGACCACGTTCGACCTGGACGATTCAACAGTTCTCAACGATGTAAGCGGGTCGCGCCCTGGCGGTCCAACGATTCGGGTCGTCAACGATGCCAGCGTCACCCAGCATGGCACCCGTTCGGACACGATGGAACTCATCGTCGCTGACGACGTGCAACTGGCCTCGTTTGTGAACTGGTCAGCGAACTCCAACGCTGACCCGAAGATGCCACGCATTGACCAACTCGAGGTTGACGCCTGGACGAAGCAAGCCACCATCGATATGGACGCGATCTTCGCTTGCACGCTGAACTCGCGCATTCAGGTCACTGGCCTACCGGCGACTGCGCCGAGGAGCACTTACGACTTATTCGTTGAAGGCGTCACCGATGTCATCAAACGTGACGGCTGGAAACGCACTTTCAACACAACGACGGTCAACGGTTCAAACACTGTGTGGCGGCTCGGCACTGACGGCTACTCGGTGCTCGGTTCAACAACGAAGCTAGGGGTCTGAACATGGCATGGACTGCACCACGCACATGGGTTGACGGCGAAGACGTCGTCGCCTCAATGCTCAACACACATGTGCGTGACAACTTCAAAGCGATCACCGACCCGTGGACTTCCTACACGCCGGTCCTTGGCGGCACCGGCTGGTCACTGGGTAATGGGACTGCCACCGGCAAGTACACCCGGATCGGTAAAACGGTTCATTTCCGCGCGGAGATAGTGATTGGATCAACCACCACGAAAAGCGCATCGACTTCCCCGAACATCACGGTCCCGCTGTCGATAGCTCAAACAGCACACGGCGCGCAGGTATTCAACTGTGGCCTGTTCGACGTGAGCGCGGCGCTGTATTTCGGACTCGCGCACGTGAGTACCACCACCTGGGACAAGGCAACAATCTACGGCCTGTACTCCGCCACCACGTTTGGTCAGATCACAGCAGTCACGGCAACCGACCCATTCACCTGGACTACCGGCGACCTCATGCAGATGAGCGGCACCTACGAAACGGACGCAGCGTAATGGCATCGTCATACCCAGGAAGCGCAGACAGTTTCGCAACGATCGGTCCATCAGATACGACCACGACCACGGTCGGCGGTCGCACGCATAAAGATATGCACAACGACCTTGGTGACGCGATCGAAGCAGTCCAGGGCGAGCTTGGCACGAACCCTTCTGACAGCGAGACAACTGTCAAGGCGCGCTTCGAGAAGATCGAAGATGGCACGCGCTTATTCCAGGGGACCGC